GCTCGCACGTTGCCGGCGCAACGCGACTACCCGCGCGCCTAGGTGTGATGACCTAGAACGCGCGGGTAATCGCACACGTCGCTACGCGCCTACCGCCTTACCATGCTGCGAGCGCAACGCGGCATCCCTGCATTGCGTTAACGCGGCGATCAGTGCATCGATATCGTCGGTATCCAAATACACGTAGCCGCCGTTATCGTCACTCGCCGACAACGTCAACTCGGCACCATCACCGCTCGACAGAACTTGCATCAAGTATCCCGTGGTTTTAGACGTGGGAGTAATCCACTCGCACGGTTCACCCGTTCGATAGTCCGTTCCTGATTGCGTCAACAGCATAGGGTCCGTGTTCTCCCACAATTTGTCCCATGCACCATGTACATATGCCATTGCCTTACCGCCTATCTTCGGATTGTGCCGACAGAATCGCATCAACGCGCCACATAAGCGCGTTAAAGTCATCTTGGGATAGTGACTCGGTATCGACCGATTCCCAACCTACGTTAGCGTCAAAATAATCGTGACAGACGCTAAGGTCCGATATGCCGTAAGGCATCGTCTCACCACGTCGGTTCACCACGTTACCCTCCAACGCGCGTATCTCAGCCACGATACCGCGCGCAGCATGTTCTAGGTTGTCCACCATTGTTCCTATCTGTTAGTGCTGATCTGGCATAACGCGCCTAGGTACTGTCACCACCTAGGCGCGCCAAACCGTATCAGGACTTGCTAGTACTGAACAGAACGGATTTGCGGCCATTAACGCATAGCCCGCAACGCGCGCAAGCCGAACCTTTATCGCTGATCAGCGGTAAGGCTTTGTTGTTTTCCGGGCAACGCGCGGCATTAGGGAATTCTGCCTTACCGAGTGCAAACGTCGTATCGACATACGCGATATTGATACCGCGCGACTCTAAGTGGCGCGCCACGTCCACATTGTCGGGATCGGCACTGAAATACAGTGCGAGGTTTTCCAGCTTCTGCGCGTGTAGGAACGTGGCAGCGGTAGCAACGCGCGTGTAGACCCAAAATTGAGTATCGCTATGAGTTGCGATAACTCGCGCCCATGCCGCAACGTATGTACCGCTGAAAAAATCTCCGTCCCAGTGGATACGGAAGATTAGTGGCGCGCCACGCTTAACGCTATCGCGCTTAAACTCGCCGATCATACTGTCGAGCATGGTGACCATATCGGCGAGCGTAGCGTCCCGTAGCGCGTCCCAGTTGCGGGTAAGGACGTTGGCTACACCTTTGTAGATTTTTTCCAGCTTGCCCGCATAGCATATCGTCGCGCAAAAATCGGTCTGATCAGTGCATGAGAATCGCTTACCGCTAGGCAAGCCGAACGCGTTAGCGATCAGCGCGGTTTTACCGTTCGGCGATACCGCGCTTGTCACTTTCCGATCCTTGCTGCGCGTGAGGGTTGCGAGTGTCATGAGTGTGTTCCTGTCTGTGGACGTGTTCATACCGAGAACCTTACACGCGCCATAAGCTGCGCGTCCCATCATTACGGTGTGATCTAGCTCACACTCACCAGGCGAGCGTACCCTAACCTTCCCTACCAAAATAATCGGGTTCGGCGTGCAACGCTCGGCGCGCCACGTAGTCGCGAGCGTCGGCCATATCCTGGCGGCCATGCTCGGCGCGCCTACGGTCTCGTGACTCGCTGTAGGTTGACTCGCTGTAGCGATCGATCGGATTACTCATTGCAGTGTTCCTGTCTAGTTGGTTGGTTGGTTGGTTGGTTGGGCTAGGGTGCGAACACGTCGCTAGTACCGTCACGATTCACCACTACGTGGCACGGCCACGCCGCCACTAACACGCCGCCATCGTCATAACATCCCGCCGGAGCATGCTGCGCGTTGTTAGGTCCGCACACACGGTTGCCATCGTCTACACACGACCATGCGGGACTGTCTTCGGATATGGCGCGCGCTACGGGCGCGTAGATCAGCGCGTTAACGGCCATTGCGGCCATTGCTGCCACGATTGCTCGGCTTACGGTCATTGTCCTTTGTTCCTGTCTGTTTGGTTGGTTATGCGCTGTAGTGATCGGCTGTAATGAAGCACCAACCGTCGATAGCGTAGAGAGTCTCACCGCTCGCGTTAGTCCCTACCGAGACCCACACGTCGGTATCGTAGTCATTGGCAGCATGCTCGGTATCCACATACGTGAGCGTGGCATGGTCTGGAGACTCGGTAATGCCGCTCACGCGCCACGTACCGTTCGGATCATTGCGCGCCCATGCGCCAATGAAGTTGCGAAACTCGCGCGCTGTCACCACAGGTACAGCCCAACCGTTCCACAGTCCGTTGATGTACTCGGCGTGCAACGCGAGCGAGTCCACCATGTTCTCAGAAGCACTGTCTAGATACACGTTGATAGTCATACCGAAGACAGTACACAACGTGTAAACATGCACGCGAGCGAGCTACGTGTGATCTACGTCACGTTCTGCCGGCTCGGCACGCGCGTCCCGATCCCTAGCAGTACCCGCGCAGTACCCGCGCCATACCTTGCCGATTCTTCGGGATGCTGCAAGTAACTGTTACCGCCCGCCTGGGCCACGCCCACCAGGCGACGATAAACCACCCCTGACCTGCGACGATACCACCTCGGCTCGAGCCGGCAACACGTCGATTACGTGTAACTATGCAGGTCAGCGCGCCTGGGCGCGGGCCAGCAACGTCGCTCGCACACCTAACAATGGTGAGGCACACCTAACTAAGGATGCCCTACGCCTGGAGAACATGCAGGTCAGAGCGCCGGCAGCACTCGCATACCCCCCCCTGGTATGCCAGTTACACATAAAAAGTGCCTCTGACCTGCGGCGATGCAAAGTTCGGCGAGCCGTAACCTGGGCCGGGGGTGGGCCGAATCCCTAAGTTCGGCGCGCCGTGACCGCTGGTCCGGCCGACTTTTGCCGGTACAGGTTTTCCGAAAAATGTGGGTTGGGCCTCTGACCAGCACTTTTGCCGCCGGTACTGGCCGTGACCTGCGTGTTCGGGAAATTGCCCGTTTTGGTGGTATCTGGAACGGCCATATACCCCCCCTTGTTTTGGGGAAGCGCCCCGCAAATGTCAGCAAAGTGCAGCCGATGGGCCAGTTCGGCCTGGGCCGGCGCGTTTTCGCTGGTGTTTCGCATCGTTTCCCCTGGAAGTGCCAGTTTTAAGGCCCAAGACCCGTTGAGGACAGGAACATGTACTCGAAACGGGCCTTGGGTTGACTCAAACCTACCATAAGGAGGTCGAAAGTGGGCAAAAGAGGCCCGAAACCCACCCCGAACCACCTGAAAGTCCTTCGTGGTGATGCGGAAGAGCGGTTAAACCCTGATGAGCCGATCCCTAGTGACCTTGCACCGTTGATTGCGCCTCCTTCTATAAGCGAGGGAGCGAAGATTGTGTGGGACCGGTATGCACCGGACATGATCGATAAAAAGATGCTCACAACTTGGGACGTGGATACGTTCATCGTGTTTTGTGAGGCTGTTGCGACGTATCACGACTGTCGGTTGATGATGGGCAAGGAGTACACGGCTCTGGGTGCTGCTGGTGGGGTGATTAAGTCTCCGTATTGGCAGATCATGCGTGATTGCAGCGCGGTGATGGCTCAGTATTCGTCGCGGTTTGGTTTGACGCCTGGTGATCGGGCGAGTTTGAAGGCCGGCTCGGATGAGGATGAGGGTCCGAGGGCTGGCGGCGAGAGGTTCTTCGGATGACGGCCAGCTATCAAGACTGCATGCCATATTTCCAGGTGTACTGCCTTGGCTGCGAGAAGATCACCAAGATGCGTCGGTCGATGATTGACGGGCTGCGTGGGCCGGCGAAGTGTGGTCGGTGCGGCGACTTCTGGCGGTATGTGGACACTGAGGAGATTGTCCGGTGAGGATGCGGACGGTGAAGGTCGGCCCGACGCACCCGGCGCTGGTGGAGCATGCTGCGGCGACTGGGTTGCAGGATCGGGTTGCTGATGGGATCACGGCGTTCGCCGGCTCCATGTGGTTCGTGTATTTGCATGCGGTGTGGTTCGCGGTGTGGATTTTGTGCGCTGTTGAGGATTACCCGTATGGGTTGTTGACGATGATTGTGAGCCTTGAGGCGATCTTCATGGCGACGTTTGTGATGATTTCGCAGAACCGGGCTGATAAGAAGCGCCAGGTGATCGCGGATTTGCAGTGGGCGACGATCCAGGTTGAGGCTGCCCAGTCTCAGCAGATTTTGGATTTGTCTATGGAGATTCATTCTTTGACGAAGGCTGTGCATGAGCACCTGGCCGCTAGCGATAAGGGGCTTTCGTGAGTACGAACTTGTTTAACCCGCCGCCGACTTTCACTTTGCCGTTGTCTTTGGGGCAGGATTTGTTCTGCAACTTTGTGTACAAGCCGCTGGTGGTGGATGGTTCTAACAATCCGGTGCTGGATGCTAATGGCAATCTTCAGTATGCGGTGGCGAACTATCCTGCCGGCGCGGTGGTGACGTTGACGATTGCGACTTCGACTCCGGTGACGGCGACTGCGACGATCTCGGGCAGTGTGGCGACGGTGACGGTGCCGTATTCGACTGTGGATGGGATCGCGAAGGGTGTTTTGTGGTCTTTGGCGATCACGTATTCGAGTGGTGTGCATCAGGTGATGTGCAATGGGACGACTGTCCGTAGCGACGGTAAGTGATGGCCGCGCCTTTGACGTTTGAGGTTACGGTCAATTCGGCGCAGGTTCAGGTTCAGGTTCAGTCTCCCCAGGTGGCTGTTGCTCCTAGTGCTGGTGCGACGATGATTATTGCGGCGACTCCTGGTTTGCAGGGTTTGCAGGGTCCGCAGGGGCCGTCTGGCTCGGGGGTGTTGTTTACGCAGGCTTCTGCTGCTGCTACGTGGACGATTAACCATTCGTTGGGTCGGTTGCCGGCTGCGGTGAATGTGGTGGTTGGTGGTCAGGTTGTTGATGCCGATGTGTCGGTGAGTACGTCCCAGATTGTTGTCGTGTTCGCCAGCCCGCAGTCGGGCCAGGTTGAGTACATCTAAATAACTGAATAGAGGAACTTTTTATGGCCCGCAAGATTATGAATGGGCTGGACCTCCAGTCCCAGAAGGTTATCAACCTGGCTTCGCCGTCCGCTTCTACGGATGCCGCGAACAAGTCGTATGTGGATAACCTTGTTAATGGTTTGACGTGGAAGCAGGCTGTTAGGGCTGCTACGACCACGAATGGCACTCTTTCTACTGCTTACGCTAACGGCCAGGTCATTGATGGCGTGACGTTGGCGACTGGTGACCGGATTCTGCTGAAGAACCAGACGACCGGCTCTGAGAACGGCCTGTACACGGTGAACGTGTCGGGTGCGCCTACTCGTTCTGCGGATGGTGTGACTGGTGAGTTGACGTTCAACTCGACGGTGTATGCGTCTGAGGGTACGACGAACGCTGATACGGCGTGGACGTTGACCACTAATGGTGCGATCACTGTGGGTACTACGTCTACGGCGTGGGCGCAGGTTGGTGGCGGCGCTTCGTACACTGCCGGTAACGGTATCAGCCTTGCATCGAACATTGTGACGGCTGTCGCTACTACTGGCGTCACTGTGACTGGTTCGGGTATTGGTGTCGATTTCTCGGTGGTGCCGAAGAAGTATTCGGCGAATATCGGTGACGGTTCTTCGACTGCGATCACGGTCACTCATGGCCTGGGCACTCGGGATGTTGCTGTCACTGTGTATGACGCTTCTTCGTATGACGAGGTCTGGCCGGATGTGAACCATGCGACGACTACTACGTTGACGGTGACGTTTGCGACTGCCCCGGCGTCGAATGCCTACCGCATTGTTGTGACTGGCTAATCTTTAGGAGTTTAGGCTTATGGCCCGCAAGCTACTTGGCACGGCCCCTTCGGGCACTACTGATGCCGCTACTAAGGGCTATGTCGATACTGCTGTAGCGGGCGTTTCGGGCGGCTTCTCGGTGGCAGCCCCGACTGGGACTGTCTCTACCGACCAGGCCGCGATCCAGACGAAGGTTAACGCTGCGGCGTCGGCTGGCGGCGGCGTGGTGGTGTTGCAACCGGGCATCTACGCTGTCACGTCGGCGAACCGCACTGATGCCGGCGTGAGCTACACGGGTTCGCTGACCTGGACTGATACGCATGTTGTGTCGGGTGACGTGGGTTCTTACGTCATTGGGGCGAATATCAATGGGCGTGCGCCCAAGATCGTGTCGGTGACTGCCGGCACGAGCTTCGTAACGGACATTGCCCCTGGCGGGACGGTCTCGTCGGCATCGATGATTATTACCAAGCCGGGTATCGATCTGCCGGATGGGGTGACCATTCAGGGGGCTGGTGCGGCGACGGGTAACGTCACTAGCGGGGTTATGACCGGCGGCACGACTGTCTTCGATAATGGCACGGGCTGCACGGTCTTCCAGCGCGGCGGCAATAACGAGGCTGCGTATTTCTCTCGCGGTGGCGTTGTGGGTATGACAATCCAGGGTGCTTCAACTTATGGAAGTATCGGTTCCACGTTTGCCGGCATCTGGATTAACAACAATGCGAGCTACTTCAAAATCTGGGATTGCGAGATCACGGGTCACCTGACCTGGGGCTTGGGCCTGGACTACAACATCAATAGCTTGGATTGCCGCAATACGGGCTTCACCTACAGCGGCAACTCGACTTCCACCAGCCCGACTGGCGGCGTGGGCGTGTCTGTTTTCAACGGCTTCGCTTCCGCTGCGGTTAACTTGTACAACTGCTGGGGTTACCATCTGTACGGCTTTTTCGTCACCCCGGTGAACGGGCAGGCGTCGATGGTGATTCAGTCCTGCCAGTGGAACGTCATCTTGACGAGCAATTCCTATCTGTCTGGGTCTGGTATTTGTGTCACGGGGCCGAACAGCGTGCTGATCGACTGCTGGTCGGAAACCTGCCAGGGCTACGACGTTATTGTCGGATACGCTTTCTGTAGCGTCATTGGCGGCAACTTTATCGGTGGGGGTACGGGCGCGTTTCAGATGGCTGGGTCTAATTCGATCCTGAACCTTCAGGGTGTTGCGACGGGTAACCACTCTGTGTGTGTGACGTTGGGTAGCGGCATCGTGTCGTGGACTAACTGCAATGTTGGTGAAGCGACGTTTATCAGTGGTGTGGCGACCCCGGCGCAGGCTGCTGGCGTGGGATCGACTGCTGGTATGACAGGGCCAGGTGGCGCAATGGCTAGCCAGGCGTATGTCAATGCCACTGCCGGGGGCGGCCTGTACCTCGACACTGACAACATGTATGAGCTTGCGAGCGCCGGCAGTGGACCGATTGTGTCGGGTTCGGTGAATGGGACGGCGACTGCGTTGATTTTGTGGACTGGTACGGCGGCGCAGTATGCGGCTATTGGGTCGAAGAACTCCAGTACGATCTATTGTGTGACGCCGTAAGATGGCCGCGCCTGCTTTCGGCTCGGTAGGTACTTACCTGGGCGGCAGCGGCACCTTATCGCCTGCCTTCCCCGTCCCTGCGAGCGTTGCCGCTAATGACATCATCTTGGTGTTCATGTACACCGAGTCCACCCCCGAGGGTAACGCGGTGACGGCGACCCCTCCTGCGGGATTCACCGAAGCCCCGAACTCGCCCATCATTACCTACAACGGTACTAGCGAGGGCCAGTATCAGCGTGTGTTCTGGAAGCGTGCGACGGGGGCCGATACCGGTACCTACACCTTCACGCTCGGCGCGAATAGCGGCTATGTGGAGGGTGTTGCCGTCCGGTTCACGGGCTGCGTCACGTCGGGTAATCCGTTCGACGTGACCACGTCGGCCAACAGCAACACCGCTGGGACAACTACGCCTGCGGTGTCGGTGACGACGACCGGCGCGGATCGTCTGCTGGTGTTCGGGTCAACTGACTGGGTTACGGGTACGTCTACGCAGCCGTCTGGGATGACGCAGGTCTCGGTTGGCGGTGGCCGCGTCTTTGACATCGCATATGTAGCCCAGTCTGTGGCGGGCGGCTCGGGTTCGCTCACGGCGACGCATACTGGCAGCGGCCCGTTGACGGCATGGCTGGGTGCGCTGCTCCCCATCTCCTCCGCACCGCATCAGGCATACGTTGCGAGTACTGCGGTAACTGCCGCCTATCTGGGCACGACGGCCCTGTCTGCTATCTATGTCGGGACTCAACAGATTTGGGGGCCATAAGTGACTGTTCGCGTCGTGACATATGACGATTCTCAGAGTGTCGGTTCTCGGCTGCCCATCTTGGTGAGGGCAGAGTTGCGGACTATCGCTTCTGTCACTTCGACGGTGACGTTGCCGGCTACCGGGGATTATGTGGCGTTCATTGGCGCGAGTGGCGTGGTGACGTTACCGACAGCGGTCGGTAACAAATATCAGTACACGCTGAAGAATGTCGATACGACGAATAAGACGGTTTCGACTACTTCGTCGCAGACGATTGATGGTTCTACGACGGCAACGCTACCGCCTAACTGGTCGATTAACGTGATTTCTGATGGCGCGAACTGGAGGGTTGTCTGATGGCTTTTAGCCCTACAGATTTTGTTGATGTTACGGCGTCGATTTCGATTGCGGCGAACGCTACCTCGTCTGGTGCTTGCACGAGCTTGGGTGGTGCGGCGACGTTCACGGTGCAGTTGACGGGCACGTTTGTTGGCACGGTGCAGATGCAGGTCACCAGGGATGGTTCGACCTGGGTGAACTTAACTGGCTCGAATCAGGTGCAGAACGCCGGCACGGGTGCCTACATGGCGTCGGGCAACATGACGGCGGTCGGCGTCTACCAGTGCGACGTGACTGGCTTTGCGGCTGCTCGCGTGATTACGACTGCGTACACGTCGGGCACGGTGGCTGGCCTAGCGGCTATTTCACAGACCCCGGCGCTGATCGCCATTGAGGGCGTCCCGGCGGTTACTACTACGGGAACCACTACGGCGACTGTCACCGGCTATCCGACTGCGGCTGCGTCTGCGGACGCCTACGCTAACCCGACGATCACTCAGATCGGTGCGGACGGCATGCTGTTCAACGGCACCTCGTGGGACCGTAACCGCAACAACGTGAACACCACTACTGGTGATACGGGCGCTAAGGCGGCGACGTTCAACGGCGCGACCCAAACGAACTACAACGCTCGCGGCGCGATCATCACTGCGCTGTTCGGCACGGTATCCGGCACGACTCCGACCTGCACGGCGCAGCTTCAGTGGTCACCGGATGCGGGTACGACATGGTTGAACTATGGGCCGGCCACGGGCACCGCCACTGCTACTGGTAACACGTTGACGATTGGCTGCTATCCGACGCAGTTTGAGAACGCTACTTCGGGAACGCTCGCGGCGCTCACGACCGGTGCCACGTCGGCGGTGTTCATCAACTCGCCGCTGCCGCGCTCTTGGCGCATCGTGTACACCATTACGGGCACGACGCCTTCGTTTGCTTTGACCGCCACTTACGTCAACTACATCCTTTAAGGGCGATACATGTCAGTCTCCGTTACCCGCAAGGCCACGCCACTGTCGGCGTGGCACCTCACCGACGCCACCGCCATGACTGGTGCCCTTACCGATCTGTCGGCGCTGGGATACCAGGGCACTGTCGGCTTGGCTCCCGACGCCAGCGCCTGGCGTATCGATCTCACGTTCACTGACAGCACCACGGTGTCGGCGCAGACCGGCGACTGGCTCGTCCTCGACGGCGCGCTGCAAGCGTTCAACGAGACCGATTTCGCCGCCAACTACACCAGCTAAACCCAGGTGGGCGCGAACTGCTCCTGGCCGCTCCCAATCTTCTGGGCGAGTGTGCCGATCCGACTGTTATGTGCAGTGGTGAATACCGTTTTTTCCTGAGAGGGGGTGGCCGTGGAAGAGTGCGGCTACATCTTTGATGGCGTGGAGTGCGCCGGCTCGGGGAAGCATTTCTGCATCCCCCGCGCCGATAAGGCTCAGGGCTTCTTTGAAGAGGTGCTTGTCCACACGAAGGGTTTGTATTCGCGGAAGCGGTTCATCCTTGAGGATTGGCAGCGCGACGACATCATCCGGCCCCTGTTCGGTAACACGGTGTTCTCGGACGAGTTCGGCTACAAGCGCCAGTACGAGGTGGCCTGGATAGAGGTTGGCAGGAAGAACGGCAAGACCGAACTGCTCGCCGGCATCATGCTGTACCTGCTGGTCGCTGACGGTGAGGAGTCTGCCGAGATTTACGGTGTGGCTCGTGACCGTAAGCAGGCCGCCCTGGCGTTCGATGTCGCGGCGCAGATGGTGCGGTTCTCTCCGGTGCTTAGTAAGCGTTTGAAGATCACTGAGTACAAGAAGAGGATTTATGACCGCCGCACGAACTCGTTCTATGAGGTTATCGCTGCTGACGCGCAGTCGGCTCTGGGTTCTAACCCGTCTGGTGTGGGCGCTGATGAGATTCTTGCCTGGCCGAACGGTGGAATGTGGGACTCCATGCGTACCGGTATGGGTTCTGGAGCGCGCCGCCAACCTTTGATGGTCGCTTCGACCACCGCCGGCAATGACACCGAGGGCTTTGCGGGGCTGCAACACAAGGAAATGCTGAAGGTTCAGGACGAACCGGATCGCGCCCCGCACGTCTTCACCTATATCCGTAATACGCCGATGGATGCTGATCCGTTCGATGAATCGTTTTGGCCGCACGCCAATCCTGCTTTGGGCACGTTCCTGTCGTGGGAAGCGATGCGTAAGCAGGCGATGGAAGCGAAGAACAATCCCGTCGCCGAGATGGGCTTTAGACAGTACCGGCTGAATCAGTGGCAGAACAGCACTGTCAGGTGGATGAAGATGCACTTGTGGGATAGAACCCCTGGTGTTGTTCATGCTACTGCTACGGAGACGATGAATGCGTTTGCGGGCCGGGAATGCTGGTTCGGGATGGACTTGGCGGCCCGTAAGGACTTGTGCAGCGTCTGCTACATCTTCCCCAGCCCTGACGGGTCCGTTGATGCTGTGTGGAGGTTTTGGGCACCTGAGTCGGCGGTTCAGAAGCTGGACCGTTTGAACAGTGGCCGGTTCACCCAGTTCATCAAGCAGGGATGGCTGACTGTCACTGACGGGGATGTGTTGGACTTCCAGCGGGTGTATGCCGATATGGAAGCTGATTCGCGGCGGTTCCAGATTTTGGGTGGGGACGCCGATAAGTGGTCTTCGGACCCGGTGATTCAAGAGATTGAGTCCCGCACTTATGTTCGCGAGATTTTCGCCTACGGAAACGATTACTCCCACATGTCGGACGGGATGCACCGCATCTACGAGATGGTGATGGAGGAGAAGTTCCGGCATCACGGCAATCCTTTGGCGAGGTTCTGTTTCGACGCTTGCGAGGCCCGGGTGGCCCCGTATGACCCCGATCTGATCAGGCCAGATAAACCCGACAGGGATATTGCGGCTAAACGCATCGATGGTGTGCCGGCGGCTGTTATGGCGATCAACGCCTGGCATACGCGCGGCTCCCAGGCCCGCTCTATCTACGAAGACGAGGACATCCTCGTACTGTGAGAGGACATACCTTTGTTTCGCAAGGAAGACCTTCTAAAGGATCATTTGCGGGAGCGGTTCTATGTGACCCCGAAGGACGGCTCGCAGCCGTTCTCTGGGGTGCTAGTTCATGTCGCTAAGCGTAACTATGAGTTCGCCGACATCAAGGCGAACAATCAGGCTGCCGATGGCCCTCTGTTCATTGATCGGAACAATGTTTCCTACATTCAGTATGACGGGGGCGGTGAACGGTGAAGTTAGCGAATGGTCAGGTGCTTTCCCCGCCGGCTCTTGCTGAGCTTGTTCCACAGATCACGACGAGCTACTACTACCCTGATGCTACGGGTATGCAGCTTGAGCGGCATTTCGCCATGTATGGCGAGATTTACAAGGCTCAGCCGTGGATTCGCACGGTGATCGATAAGCGCGCTATGGCTGTTGCCCGTCTCCCGGTGAATGTGTGGGACATTGACGGTTCCACTCGCAAGCTGGACACTCGGTCGCAGTATGCCACTTTGATGGCTAATCCATGCGAGTACATGGACAATTACAGTTTCTGGCTGTTCTTGCAGACGTGCATCGACATTTACGGTGAAGCGTACTTGGCGATTGTGAAGAACGATAACGGCATTCCGACAGGGTTTATGCCGATGCACCCGTCGCGGGTGGCGATCAAGCGTGACCCGAAGTCGGGTAAGTACACGTACTACTTCCAGGCCGGCTCCGGTGTGGGCACTGAGCTTGTGGCATTTGACCAGTCTGATGTGGTTCCGTTCCGGCTGTACAACCCGCTGAAGTTGGAGCGCGGCCTGTCGCGCCTGGAGTCTTTGCGGTCTACGATCTTCGCGGAGGATTCGAGCCGGAATGCTACGGCGGCGATGTGGTCTAACTCGGGCCGCCCGAATGTGGTGCTGACTTCCGAGAAGGCTTTGGGTCAGAAGGGCCGTGAGCGGCTCGCTGATGCTTTCCGTTTGGCTCATGCCGGCTCGTCTAATGCTGGCAAAGCTTTGGTGCTGGAGGATGGCGTAACTGCCGCCGAGTTCCAGCTAACTGCCGTTGAAATGCAGTTCATTGAGTCTCGGCAGATGAATCGCGAGGAAGTGTGTGGCGTTTTCGATCTCGCACCCCCGATTGTGCATATTCTCGACAGGGCTACTTTTTCGAATATTAGCGCGCAGATGAGGGCATTCTACCGAGATTCGATGGCCCCAGTTTTGGAGTTTATCCAGTCGGTGATGGACAAGTATGTGGGCGCTTACTGGCTGCGGAAAAATTCGATGAAGTTCGCTGTCGATGACGTGATCAGGGGCGACTGGGAAGCTCGTTCGACTGCCGGTCAGGCTGCGGTGAATGCGGGCGGTATGACGCCTAACGAGTACCGCGAACTGATGGGCTTCAACCGTTCGGATGATCCGAAGGCCGACAAGTTGTACGCCAATAGTGCGATGCAGCCTTTGGGTGAGCCGGCTGAGCAGATCAGGCTTCAGGGCCAGGTGGACGGTTCAACCCCCGATGGGGTTACCGCCCAGGCGATGCAGACTCCTGGGTCCACTCCGGTGGCGGCGTTGGACAATTCCAAGCCGACTAGCGTCCCTAAGCTGCAACCGGCGCTGCCTGCGGGCGGCTCGGGTACTGGCAGTAAGCCGCCTTCGGGCGACATGGCTCCGAAGGGGCCGACTCCTCCGAATAAGCATTTGCGCCGTATCAAGGGTGCGATTGGCCGCAATCAGGCTATCGATCAGGTTGCGACTCGGCTGTACGAAGAATATCCCGATGAGTGTGAAGACATCCTTGCGGCGGTGGCTATCGCTATCCGCGAGCAGAAAGGTAACAACTGAATATGAAGCTCGCAGATACTGAGCGTAAGTCGCTTGATGCGACTATCGAACCTGTTGACGAGTCTGATGACCGGTTTGGGCCGAATGGCGGGTTCACCGCTGTGCTGTCCACCCCGTCGCTGGATCGGGATGGGGATGTGCTGGCTCGTGAGGAGTGGATCACTCCTCTGCCGGATCACATCACTGTCGATTCCGATCATGGTATGTCGGTCGCGACGACTATCGGCTCGGCCCGCCCGTATTTCGATGAGGGTGGCCGGCTGCTGATCGACACTTCGTTCTCTTCGATCCCCCGGGCGCAGGAAGTTCGCACTCTGGTTCGTGAGGGGCACATCAAGACTGTGTCGGTTGCGTTTCTGACTGATCGGTCGAAGAAGGATGGCACCCCGAAGAGGGAGTTGCTGAACGCTGGTGTGGTGGCGATCCCGTCGAACCGTGACGCGATCATTCTCGACGCCAAGTCGGTAGCCGATACTGACCTGGAGCTTGATGACACGGTGCTTGCCGCCATGAAGCTTATCAAGGCGATGGAAGTTAAGGCTGGCACTGCCGCCGGTAACGGTAACGCGGCGCTGGTTCAGGCCATCCATGATGCTGCCGGCCACCTGGGCGCGGCGTGCATCGTTGTCGAGGTTGAGTCTGACGATGACCCGTCTGGTGATGACGATGGCGCTAACAAGTCGGTCGATTACGAGGCGAAGAACCGCGAGCATGAGGGCGACTTCCACGAGAACCAGGGCAATGGGACTCCGTTCCCTCCTGGCAGTCTCATTCAGCATCCTGAGCCGGTTGTCCATGCGGACACTGTCGAGGAGAAGGACGTGACGCTTGACGTTGCGCCCGCTTACACGCTGGAGCAGTTCCAAGCTGCTCTGGCCCAGATTACTTCCGACGCTGTTCCTGGCGTCGGTGAGCCACAAGAGGGTAATTCACCCGCCGATCCACCCGTTGAGGAAGCCGCCGCCGCCGCTGACGTAGCGCCCGCGCCCGCCGATTCGACCGCTGGAGAAGCCGCTGAGTCCGATGTGGCTGCTAGGGCTGCACGCATGGAGATGTCCATGTGGGCTGACTCTGAAGTCCTTTCGGACTGACCCCACCAATAGCACGACAGGCCGGTTCCCCGCTCTGGGGCCGGTCTAATTCCACTTCTCTAGGAGAGAAACGTAATGAATAGCGCACAACTGAAGGCGCGCGGCGAAGAGCTTCGGAAGTCCATCGTTGACATCAACGCCAACGAGGGCATGACTGAGGCTCAGAAGGGCGCTGCTCTGGATCAGGTCAAGGTTGACTGGGACACTCACATGCTGGCTGTCAAGAACAGCGAGCGCAGTGCCGAGATGTCGGCCAAGCTCGGCCCGACTGGCGAGGCGAAAGAGATCGACGGCACCCCGTCTGTCCTTCCGCAGCTTGAGGTCCGCAGCCTGGGCCAGATTCGTCGGGAACTGGGTGCGGCGCTGCTGCGCCACCCCAAGTACCACGAGGCCGTGAAGTCGCTTGACGACTTCAGCAAGGCGAAGAGCGAGTTCGACTTCACCTTCAACATCGATGCCAAAGATGCGACCGCCACGAACAACCTGATGGGTGAAGGTCTGACCGGTGCTACCGGCCCGACTGCCGCCGGCCAGTCGCCGTTCCTGCCGGGTGGGCTTGCGCCGGGAATCCTCCCGACGTTCCTGCCGGGTATCGTTCAGCAGCTTTTCTACAACCTGCACGTTTCGGACCTGATCACCTCTATCCCGGTGTCCAGCCCCGATCTGTCGTACCTGACTGAGTCGGTTGCGACCAACAATGCGAACCAGGTTGCGGAAAACGGTCTGTACCCGTTCTCCAGCGAGCAGTTCTCGCGGGTCTACGAGCAGGTCGGGAAGATCGCGAACGCAGCCACTCTGACTGATGAAGTTGTCCGCGACGCGCCGCAGCTCTTTTCGTTCATTCAAGGCCGTCTGCTTGAGGGCATCCAGCGTCAGGAAGAGATTCAGATTCTGGCCGGCTCGGGCTACCCCGGTGTCAACGGTCTGCTTAACCGCAGCACCGGTTTCACCAAGCCTCAGACGATCACCGCTTCGACTAACGTCCAGTTCCCCAAGACTGGTGAGTCGGGCGCGTTCGTTCAGCAGCAGACCATCGCTTCGCTGACCTACGGTCGCAAGATCACGGGCCTCAGCACTGGCGTGTACCCGACTGCTGTTGCCATCGCCGAGGGCATCTTCGCCTCTCTGGTGGACATCCAGTTGGCTGTGTTCAACACTCCGACTGCGATCCTGATGCACCCGAATGACTGGGCTGTGATTAGACTGGCTAAGGACACCGCAGGGCAGTATTTTGGCGGCTCTTTCTTCGGCCATAACTATGGAGGCGCGCAGTCCGGTTCTGCCAATGTCATTGGCGGCCAGTCGCTGTGGAACATCCCCGTGGTGACCACTCAGTCGCTGCCGCAGGGCACTGTGCTGGTGGGCTACTTCGATAGCTCCACCATCCAGACTGCTCGTCGCGAGGGTGTCAGCCTTCAGATGACCAACACCAACGGTACTGATTTCGTGAACGGCAAGATCACCGTTCGCGCCGAGGAGCGCCTGGGCCTGCTGGTCTACCGCCCGTCCGCATTCGAACTCATCAACTTGGTTGTCGGCCCGTAATTTTGGGCTGCGAGGTGTGGGGGGTGCCCTTTCGGGGGCACCCCCTGCTCCCCAAACGAAAGGTGGTTTTTTGTGAGCACAAACATTTCGGTGATTGACGATTACACGATGAGCATCGTGCGTCCCCAGCCGGTTGTCACTATGGGTGCGCTTCCCCTCCAGCCGGTTGTTGAGGCCGCTGTGGAAGAGCCTGTGGAAGAGCCTGTTGTGGAAGAGGCCAAGGTTGAGGCGAAGGTTGTGAAAGCTCCTGCCGCTAAGACTGCGCCGGCTTCAACTGAGGGCGTCGAGACGAAGTGACTCCGCTCGCATCGTCTTCAGATTTAGTTGAGTCTTCCTATGACAGTGGGGCGATTGACGGGGCGCTCTCGTGGGCTACATCGTTCATTACCGGCTACTGCAATCGGGACTTCGATCTGGTGACGGGCGATACTGTGGTGGTCACGCCGCAGAGCGGTTCTGCTCAGCTTCCCGATTATCCTGTATTGGCTGTTTCGGCTGTCGCCGGCTATCTTCCTGATCCTTTGGGTTCGGGGATGACGTGGGTGACGTTGACGAACTTCGCGTTCGTTCCCGACACGGGCCTCATCTATGACACTACGGGTCTTCCTGGGACTACTTGGACTACTGGTTACTCCTGGCCTTGGTTGCCAGGGTCACTGCGTGTGACATTTGACCACGGTTACTCCACGGTTCCTCAGCCCTTGGTGGATGTGTGCGCCCGTCTAGCTCAGCAGTATTTGGAGAATCCGGTTGGGCTTATGCAGCGCCGGGTGGGTGATGAAGAAGCCCGCTTCAGTGGGTCGGCTGGCGTCAAGTTGAACGATTTCGACAGAGTGATACTTGACCAGTACAGCAACGTGGGTGTGGCGTGAATCCCGGCGCGGACTCGGTGACGTTCACCATCAAGGGTACGACAACGAGTCGCGACAAGTTGGGTGTGGCGGTGAAGGGGATCACAACCTCTGTGGTCGATGGCTGTAACTTTCAGCCGTTGGCTATCGGGGATGTGGTCTCGGACACCGAGTATTCACATGCCACCCATCGCTGCATTTCGCCGGCTACTGCGGTGGTCTTATCGTGTAAGGCTGAGGACATCCTCGCCTTCCAGGGTAAGGGCTACCGGGTGCAGGGTGTGAAGCAGTACCGCGATTGGCGGGGCCGCAATCATCACGTCACGATCACTTGCATTGAGCAGGCAAGCTGATGAGCCTTCAGGGGCTTGTGGCCCAATGCTTCACTGAGGCTGAGATCGACGGTGCTATCGCTGAGTCTGTTGCTGTTCGGGCGGGCTTGATGGCGAAGGCCGAGGAGGTCAAGGAGTTCTGGCAGGACTATTGGATGGCGTTTGATCATCCCCACTCCAGGGAGCATACCTTGAAGTCGGGTTATGTTGAGCGCCCCGGCGACTATGAGAAGTCGATCAGGGTTAAGTTCCTGCCGGCGACTGAGACGGGCTTTATGAAGGCCCGCGTGCAGGCGCATGACTATAAGGCATTCTGGATCGAATACGGGTCCAGGCATATGCCCGAGTTTGCGCCGCGCGCTTCAACTCTTGAGCATTTTGGGGGTGGTTCAACTGTCAGTGCCTGATGGTGTAACTGTCCAGGCTGAAGAGTTCATGGTGGCTTATCTGACGCCTACCCTGACTAATGTTGGGGTGTCGATGGAGCAGAACTCTCCGATGCCGTTCTTTCTGGTTCGACGTGTGTCGGGCCGGGAGGACATGATCTCTGATCATCCCGTGTTGTCGATTCATTGTTTCGACCTCACCCGTACTGCCGCGAGTGATGCGGCTCAGCGGATGCACGCTGCGATGAAAGCTCTCACGGCTAAGACTTCGGTCACGGTTGAGGGAACTGTCTATAGTGTGGATTCTCGCAATGTCGTAGAGAACCCGATCTGGGTTGATTACGAAGATAAAACCGTCCACCGTTATGTGGGCCGTTACAGGCTCGGCCTGCGGCTGAATTAAGCCACCTTTCCCAAAACAACCTCCTCTGAGAGAAAGAACAACTGAATATGGCTATCACAGGTGAACTGTGGACTTCGCTTTACACTGGCGATGCGACTCGCATCCGCAAGTGGCTTTATGGCAGCGTGCTTATGCGCGACTGGAAGGCCGATGGCTCCACTGCTCTGAACACCTTCACTCCTTTCCAGACTGATGGGTCGATCACCCAGACTCTGCTGGCTTCCAGCAACCCTGGCGGTCAGTTCTATGAGGTCGGCGCTCTGTCTGAGGCCGGCGTGGAGTTCACTCCTAAGTATGCGGTCGAAGAGACCAAGATTTGGCAGTCTCGTCGCGCGCAGCGTACTGACATCACTCAGGATGATGAAGAGATCATGTTCACGGCGATGCAGTCTTCGCCGCTGATCGATATTCTTCGTAACAACCTGCCGCTGTCGGCGCTGGCCGAGGTGGGCACGCTGGGTTACGCTTCGGTGAAGCCGCTGACCACTGACACTATCTACCGCCAGATCGTGGTGATTGGTGTTGATGGGCCGCAGTCGAACGCGGAGTACATTGCTGAGGTTCGTCCGCGTGTGACGCTGGCGAAGGTTGGCAAGCGCGGGTTCAACGCGAAGAGCGTTGACAGTGTGGAACTGACTTACAACGTGTTCCCTGATCCGGCGTCGGGCTTTGCGGCTTCGACTCTGCGTTCGGGTCCGTCGTGGGCTTCTTCGGGTGGCCCGGTCACTTGGGCGACCGCGCAGGTCGCTCCGGTGGTTTCCGGTCTGGCTTCGGGCGGTAAGGCTACCGTCACGCTGGCTCAGCCGGTGTCGCTGAATGATCCGTTCACCTACGTGGTGAAGACTTCGGCTGACTCGGGTGTCACCTGGGTGCCGGCGACTCTGGATACCACCTTCAACGTGGTGGGTTACCAGACCACGTCGGGCACTGTGGTCATCAAGGTCACTGGTGTTGCGGCGGGTTCGAAGCTGGTTCAGGTCATCGCGACCGGTTCCGATGGTGCCGTGTCGGTGCCGTCTGCGTCCAGCACGTCGGCCACCTTCCTGGCCTAAGCAGTACTTGCCTCACAAGGGCATCCGACAACCCCCGGCATGGTTTATCTCTGTGCCGGGGGTTGTCCCTCTTTTTAACCACAAACATGAATGTAAGGGGAACTTACTATGGCATCAGCAAAGGACATTGAGGCTCGTAGGGCTGAGCAGAGGGCGCAGCGCCGGTTTTCGGCTGCCGACTTCCGCGAGCAGGCTCTTGAGGCCCAGTCGCAGATCGCCTCCATTATTTTGATCGGCCCGAATGACGGCCAGGACTATGTGATTCCGCACCCGCTGACGATTGACGACGAGGCGCAGGAGCGTCTTGAGGCGTTCCAGCGCGGCGACGGCCTGGATCGGGAAACGCTGCTCGGCGAGGACGGCAAGCCTTTGAAGGATGTGGTTGGCGAGCCGCTGACTCGTATCAAGGAGCCGCACCAGATCGACGGGAAGATTCTTGAGTCGGTCAGTGCCCGCACTGCGAAGGCGATCCTGGGCGAGGAGGAGCACGAGAAGTTCCTCGCTGCCGGCTTGCGGTCGAATGATATTACTTTGGCCTGGAACTACATGGTTGATGAGGCTAAGCGCAGGCAGGACGCGGACCCAAAATAAGGGAAGCGGTCGCGTGGGTGACGTTGTTCCCGAAGGAGATTGAAGTTGATCTCCTTCGGGATGGTTTCGACATCCATGATTGGCATCGGGGGACGATGTCGAGCCGGCGGCTGCTGCTTTTGATAGACACCTTGCATGATAAGTCTGAGTTCAGGCGGGCGCTCCGTAAGGGCGACTGGTCTGACGAGGAGTACATCAATGCTGGCGTGCTGAATGAGTTGAAGTTGATGCGTGTCGATCAGGCGTCGATTAACGGTCAGGATATGCCGTACCAGTTGTTGGAGTCTCCTGCTCAGATTGCGGAGAGCGCGCGGGTTGCGGAAGAGCGTCGGGCTGTTCGTTCGGACATTTTGCGCCAGTTGCATGGCGGTTCACAATAGAATACTTGGAGGGCTAATGGCTGCCGAAAAAGGGATTTTCCTTGACGTTCTGCCGAGGATGGATATGGCCGCTCTGGCTCTCATCCTTCAGAAGGTTGAGGGTGTATTCAAGAAGAGCGGCTCGGCTATTGGCGCTTCGTTTGGTAAAGAGGCTGAGGCCCGTATTCTGGCGACTGCCCAGGCTACTGAGCGTGCTTCTACGATTGCTACTGATGCGTATCTGCGTCAGACGAAGGCTGCTCACGATGTTGAGGTGGCTGAGAAGCGTTTGCAGGAGGTCCGCGATACGGGCACTGCTAAGGCTTCTACGATGCTGCGGGCCGAGAATGCGGTGTCGGATGCCCGCCTGGTGGCGACGGCCCGTACTCGCGATTACGAGACGGCAAACCGGAATGCCGCTACTGCGGTGGAGAAGCACACCACGGCTATCCAGAACTCTGCTGTCACGGCGTCTAACGCTGGTCGCGCTTTCAATGTGGCCGGGTTGGCGATCACGGGTGGCCTGGTTGTTGGCATGGGTGTGGCGATCAAGTCTGCCGGGGATTTCCAGCAGAATCTGACGAAGTTGCAGACGGCTGCGGGGGAGACTGCCGCCAATATCAAGGTTGTGTCTGACGGCATTTTGAAGATGGCCGGCGATGTGGGTATTGGTGCGAATCAGCTTTCTCAGTCGATGTACTTCATTGAGTCTGCCGGTAAGCACGGCCAGGAGGGGTTGGATGTTCTGAAGTCTGCCGCGCAGGGCGCGAAGCTTGAGAACGTCGATCTGGATACTGTGGTTAAGGCGTTGACGACTACGCTGAATGACTACGGCGATAAGCTGGGTTCGCCGGCTGACGCGATGTCGAAGATCGTGAAGGCGTCTTCGTTCGCGAAGGTCAACCTGGGCGAGTTCACTGGCGCTTTGCACAACATTGAGCCGCAGGCTGCCGCGTTGGGTATCAAGTTTGAGGACATGGCTGCTTCGTTGGGCATGGTTACTCGTTCGGGTGAGGGCGCGGATCAGGCGTCGGAGAACCTTCGTAACGTGTTGATGCATTTGCAGACTGCTACGAATCCGATGACGAACGAGTTGGCGGCGTTCGGGATTAACTCTCAGAAGCTTTCCGATGAGTTGAAAGAGCGCGGCCTGGGCGGGTCGATCAACTACATTGCGGACACGATTGCGAACAAGTTTGGCCCCGAGTTGAAGGGGCAGATTCCGATCATCAACCAGAACGTGTTGGCGATGAAGTCTGCCGATGATGCGTTCTCGGCGATGGCCGATGGCCCGATGAAGGACTTGGCTCAGCGGTATAAAGATAATCAGATTGGTCTTAAAGAGTTCCGTAAGGAAGCTCAAGGGTTTGCCGATGGCGATCAGGGTAACCTGGCGAAGCAGTGGGTGGCGTTGGAGAACACTGCGCGCGGTTTCTCCGGTCAGATCAAGGCCGGCAAGGGCGATGTCCAGAACTATGAGCAGGCGATGGCGCAGGCTTTCGGTTCGATGACTGCTTATCAGGCGGCGTTGCAGCTTTCGGGCACTCACCAGGAGGAGTGGACTAAGGCGGTCAAGGAGACTTCTCAGGCTCAGGCTGATGCTGCTGGCAATGTGCAGGGCACGGCTGATGTGAGTAAGAATCTGAATCAGCAGATCGCCGATATGAAGGCTGCGTTCGGCGCGGTTGGTATTGAGTTGGGCCAGGTGTTGGTCCCGGTGATGACTGTGGTTGCCAGGGGTTTGTCTGATGTGGGCAAGTTCATGGTGGATAACAAGGGTGTTGCTTACACGCTTGTGGGTGCTTTGGCGGCGATCTCGACAACGTGGTTGACGATGAAGGCCGTGATGATGGGCAAGGAGTTGTGGGACTTCCTGAAGACCAGTTACACCTGGTTGAAGACCACTCTTGCTGAGACCACTGTTGCGTCGGATGCGGCGAATACGTCGATGGGTCCGCAGCGCGCTGCTGCTGCTCAAGAGGGTGCGACAGCCGTGGATGCTGCGGCAACGGAGGAGGTCGCTGCTGAGGAGCGTGTGGCGACTCAGGCGGGCGAGACTGATGCGGCTTTGGCTGCGGGTGCTGGTGCTGGCGCTGGTGCCGGGGCTGGTGCTGGTGCGGCTGCTCTGCTGCCGGGTGCTGCGCGTCTGCTCGGACCAACGGCGGCTGTCGCGGCTACGCCCGATACGGTAACGCCTACTGGAACGGATTCCAGCGGTAACCCGATCCTGCCGTCAGATAACCAGCCGTGGTATAAGCGGGCGCTGGGGTTTGGCACTGGCGGTGTCATTCCCGGTTACTCGCATACCGATGATCGGGTGGGGCATATCCCTGGTCACGGTTTGATCGGTTTGGCCGGCGGTGAGGGCATCATCAATGCCAGCGCGACCCGCAAGCTGGGTGCCGGGTTCATCCACGCCTTGAATGGTTTTGATTCGGGTGGCATCACCCCCGGTGGGGGTGGCGGTCAGGGCTATGGCCCCGACGTGTTGATTGCCCGCATGCTGGAGGGCACCCCGTATAGCCAGGGTAAGCGTAATGACTGCTCGGGCATGGTGGGGCAGATCATCAACTCCACGCTTGGTGGCGGCGGTGGTTTGCCGACGACTAAGAACATGGGTTCGTGGCTGTCTGAGCGCGGCTTTAAGACGGGTATCGGCGGTAAGGGCACGATCTCGGTTGGCTGGTATAACCACGGCAACGGGACGAATGACGGCCATGCTGCGATGACGTTGTCTGACGGCGAGAACGCCGAGTCGGGTGGCTCGCACGGGAACTTCCTTGTGGGTGCCGGCGCGGCTGGCGCTTCGTCTGCGGAGTTCGATCACCACATGTATCTGCCGTCGATCTATGGCGAGGGCCAGGGCGGCAGCGGCGGCTACGGCGGCAGCGGTGGCTCGGGTGGCGGGGGTGGCTTCGGCGGCTCCGGTGGTTCTGGCGGTTCGGGTAGTTCACCGGGCACGGCGAATCCTTTGGATGCGCTGTCGGGTGGTTTCACCATCCCGAACATTGCGAAGATGTTCACTGAGCTTCTCGCGAATCTGGCGCTCGGTAATCCCATTGGGAAGATCGCGGCGGCGCAGCGGGGCGGCAGCGGTGGTGGGCCTTTGATGCCTAACGATCCGCAGTTCGCTACGACGATGGATGCGTCTGCGTCTGCGTTGTCGAACTACACCGATGAGCAGTTGAAGTCTTTGGACGCCCAGTTGAAGTCGGAGGAGTCGGCTCGCCGGGTCACGACTGATCAGGGCAAGCTGGACAGTGCGATCAGTAAGCATGGGGAGGGTTCTTCCCAGGCTGACGCGGCGCAGAACACGTTGACGAGGGCGCAGCAGTCTCAGGCTGCGTTGGCGCAGAAGCAGCAGGACAATGCGGTCAACACTAGCGGTAAGTTGGTGGCTGATCAGGCTCGTCTGGCGCAGGAGCAGGCTAAGGGTTCTAAGGCTTCGGTGATTGCGAGTACTCAGGCGAAGATCGCCCAGGATCAGATCAATGCTTCGGCGGCGGCTTCTGCTCCTGGCGCTAATCCTGGTTTGGATGCTCCTGATTTGTCGTGGACGCATGACTTCACGGGCGGCGGCGGTCAGTCTCCGGTGTTTAAGCGGGATGGCGGTGCCGGGGGTTCCTTCGGCGGCGGTTCTGGCGACATCACGGGCACTATATCGCGGCTGGCGGGTTTGTCCGGTCGCGGTTGGGGCCGGGATGCTACCGGTACGACTAGCGGGTTGCATGGCTCTATCGCTGGTATCAGTGGTTCTGTTCATGCTCATCCGGCGTTGGGTTCGCTCAGCGGCGGCGGCGGCGGTCTGATGATTCCCGGGGTTGGTGGCAGCGCCGGTACGGTTGGCCGTCGCGGGCTTGCCGGTACAGGTGTCGGGGCTGGTGTTTACGGTTCTGTTGCTGGGCATAATCCGCTGGCTGTGAGTGGTTCTGCTACTGCTGATGCTTCCCGCTATATGGGGGGCCAGGGCGGGCATAACGGGCCGCATGGCGGCTACCACGATCAGCAGATGGGCAATCGTGCTGTCACGGGTGCGGCGAACGCTAGTGCCGGCGCGGCGGGTCTCGCTTCGGCGGGTAAGGCCGCCGCAGTGGGTAGCTCTAACGCTGGCGCTTTGTCTCAGCAGCCTACGGGCGGCACGGGCAAGGGCGGCGGCATCTCTGGCGGGCTTTTGGGAAGTGCGGAAAGCGCAGCCTCTCAGGCTATCGGTGCGGGCGTCAATATGATGGCCCCCGGCGCTGGCGCTGCCGCTTCTGCGGCTACCGACATTATGACCCAGGAAGCTAACCGGGCTGTCGGCTACGCCGGCCAGGTGGCTGGTATCGCGGCGAGTGGACTGCTGGAATCGTTCACGTTGCACGGTGCCGGTAACAACATCGGTCAGGGGTGGCTTGGGAAGATCGCTGGCGGTCTCGCGGGCGCTCATCCCAGCACTCCGAATGCTGCCGGTGCGTCTAAGCCGTTGGAGAAGAAGGATGGCGGCAACGATCCCAACAAGATGGGTCATTCCGGCAAGACCGGCCCTGACGGTAAACCGGCTCCGATGGTTCATATCGAAAATCAGCATGTCCATAACGGTGACGGTCAGTCTGCTGGTAAGGACATTGCTCGTCAGATGATGGCGGTCGCGCCGGGATTTTAACTTGCAGGGCTTAACAACTGAATAGGGGTTTTCATGGGCTACTCATATAGGACTTCCGCTCCGCGTGTTTCCTTTTTCTATGCGTGCGGTACGTCCTATTTGATCGACCTGTTCGGTATCGGCTATAGCACCATTGGCGGCGGGAATAACTTCTATATTCCCGGCGTCAATGGTGGGTCGGCGACTTGGGATGGCGCTCCTAAGAACGATCCGTTCCCGTCGATGCTGGACCCCACGCTTTTTGATGCGAAGAAGATCACCCCGTTCGCGGATGCGCTGTTCCCGATGAAGGACTCGGTGACTCAGGGTGTGGCGTCCACGATTGCGATGATCAAGGCGACACCGGGTCCGTTCTGTCTGGGCGGCTATAGCCAGGGCGCGATGGTGATGAGCCAGGTGTATAACGAAATCCGGTCTGGCAGTTTGACTGCTAGGGCGTCGGATTTCTTGGGTGCGGTCACTTTCGGTAATCCTTTCCGCGAGATCAACCACACCTGGCCTGGCTCGACGTGGAGCGGCTCGTGGGATGCGCCGGGTTCCACGTCGGGTGGGCACGGCTGCTTCCCTTCCACGTATCGCCTCTCGGGCACCGAGGCCAAGTGGTGGGACTTCGCGAACGTCAACGACATCATCACGGCGGTAAGCGATACCACGGCGGGCGTGGGTGAGCAGAATCTGGTGGGACTCCTTACGGAGTACTGGGATGGCATCAGCATGACATCCTTCCTCACCACCTATTTCGCCACCGCAGGGTTTCCGAACTTGGCGTCGGCACAGGCTCAAATCTCATCGATTGTGACGGCTGTCGCGGGTGGTGGCGGTGGGCACGTAACGTACCCCATCGCCCCGCCGCCGGGGAATCCGCAGAATGGTCTCACCTCGTATCAGATTGCGTTGAACTATCTGCACTCTTTGGCGCTGTCGTGGAGGGCGAACAATAACCGTCCTGGCGTGAATGGGCCGGCGCGCTGTTTCCCGCCTGGGCAGATTTCTCTGCTGGGCGAGAACCTTCTCGTGCAGAACACCACGCCCCATATCACGTATGTGGGGCATGAGCAGACACCGTTCTACATTGCCGGACCTTTGGCTCCGACGCCGGGGGCGCAGAACGGCATCTCGGCGTTGAGCATTTCGGGTTTGACGCCGCCGTTCCAGCATGTGGATAACCAGGGCGCTCGGCAGGATGGCATCACTTATCTGGATTCGGTGTATGACCCTGCGGAGATCGATGTGCAGGTTGAGGCTTCGGGCCTTACTGCGAACGATATGCGCGATGTTATGCGTAGCTGGATCGGCGCTAGTGATGCGAAGCGTCAGGGTCGGTTGAGTGTGTTCACTCCCGATAACGGGGAGTGGTGGGCGAAGGTCCGCGAGTTGAAGACGTTCACTGATCCGATCACGCAGTCCGGTTCGGTGCCGGGTACGCAGCGGTTCACTTGGGCGTGGCGTAACGATGACGCTTTCTGGCAGTCTTTCGATTCGGTTGCGACGTTCCAGTTGGGTTTGCAGACCGTGTCTGACACGTTCACCGGCTCGGCCAATACGACGTTGGGGGCGAACTGGACGCAAACCTATTCGGGTGCCGGCGGTGCCGGCGTGTGCGGTTTGACTGGTAACGGCAACGCTAACTGGCAGCCTTCCGGGTCTGCTGCCCGCCAGGTGATCAACCGCCATAACACGACTTCGACTACGGACAATCAGGTTGTGTCGGTGCAGTTCGCCGCCCCGGTTGGTTTCGACCTGCTGGGTGGTGTCTATATCGACATCTTGGCGCGGATGAACTCGACTTCCACTGACTACATTCGCGCCCGTATCGGCGGCAATGGCGTGCTGAATACGATCACGCTGAGCAGCTTCATTGGTGGCGCGGAGACGGTGCTGTGGTGGCAGCCGCTGCTGATCCCTCCGGTGTGGAATGAGACGTGGACGCTGATTTGTGGCACCACTAATGGTGCGAGGAATTTCAAGATTCAGCGCGGCGACTATCTGGCGGTGGGTCCGGTCCTGAGTTCTCTCGGGGTGACGATTGGCGGCACTGTCACGGTGGTTGATTTCACCGAGAAGGGCACGCAGTCAGGTTTGGGTTCTACCCATCGCGGGTGGGGCTGGGGCATGGCGGCGGGACCGGGCATTCTTCCCCCGTATCTGGATCAGGTGCCGCCCCCGAATATCGAACTGTGGGCTGCTGGGGATAACACGGGTGTGTCGCAGAACGGGTTTCTTCCGCTGGTGAACCGTGGCGATCAGGACGGGTGGCCTAGGTATCTGCTGTACGGGCCGGGGACGTTCACGCTCTCGGATGGGCCTGCCCATACGGGCGGCAACACGGTTACGTTCGGGCCGCTGCTGGAGGGCCAGGTCGCGATGCTTACTACGCTGCCACGGCTGAGGGGGGTTGTTGACTTGTCCCCGAATCAGCCGGCGCAGACGAGCAACATCTTCCAGTCGCTGATGAGTGAGTTGGTTTCGTTCGCGACGAACAACAATGTGCCGCCGCTACTGGAGCAGTTTGAGTCGGTGTTTGGCATTCTTCCTCCGCAGGGCAATATGTATTCGCTGCTGAACGGTCGGTTTACCACTCCGGTGCCGCCTAAGTTTGATAGCCAGCCCCCGGTTGTGTCGAACATTGCTGTGTCGATTGCGAACGGTAATGCCAGTTCGAAGGTTGTCGCTGCTCTTACTCCGCAACGCAGATGGCCGCTCTAACGGTTGAACAGCAGGATGCTTTCCAGGCTGCCCTTAACTCTACGGGTCGGCAGGCGGCTTCTGCTGCTCAAATGTATACGGCGATGTCGAAGGACTTCCCTCCGCAGTGCATCGTCACCTTGTACTCCAACATGTACTCGCCGCAGGGCGAGGTCGGAGACTACATAGAGGTTACCTGCGAGTTCCCCAAGAACGAGATTGAGACGGCAACCATTGTTATGAAGACCAGCGATCCGCTGGCTTCTCTGGCAATGACGTGCTATCAGTCGGTGGTTCCGGTCACGATTGATATTGGCGCTATGCGCTGGTCTGGCCGAGTCGATAACTTCGACTACGCAATGGTCAAGGGCGTTAAGACTTTGACGTTGCAGTGCATGGGCGACTATGCCTGGTTCTCCAAAATCCTGGTATGGCCGAACTTTCTCGCACCGGTTCAGGCGCAATTCCCGAACCGGGCCGTGTTTATCGGACCTGCTATCACTTGCGTGAAGACCATGATTATGGAGCAGTGCTTCCGGCTCCAATCTGGGCTGTGGGAGTTCACCAATAATCTGCTGTCTGGCAACTTGGATTGGGAAGCATGGTTCGGGACGTTGCTGGAAAGCGACGGCAACCCGATTGACATGTTGATGACCCCGATTGTGGTGGTCCCGACTGATCCGATTTTCGATACGTCGCCGTGGATTTCCATGAATGGCCGTATGGATCAGATCAGCACATTGGTTGAAGAGGTTGTGAAGTCGAACGGCCTCATCTTGTCGGCGAATGTGTGGCTTCCTGGCGATCCCCAGCCGGCTGGTTTGTTAATTCCGTTGAAGCTCCCGACGATTGTGGTTGATGTTAAGAACCGCAGCGGGGTTACGGGGCCGACTGGCACGTTTGTCGATGGCCTTATCACCGACTTGGTTGATATTCAGTCGAGTGTGTTGGGGGATGTGCTTTCGCCGTTCCTCAATTCCGGTAATGAGTATGCACCGGAGGGTGTGAATATCGCCCCGCTTATCGGTGTGGACTTTGTGAAGCCGTGGGTGTTGTTTCAGGATCATCCTCGTGGTGGTTTGACTGAGTTCCATTTGTACGGGCATCACCCGTTGGCCCACACGATCATCGGCGGCGGCAAGAGTCCCAAATGGGTAAATGACCTGATCAACGCCACTTTTGAGTGGATGATTGACGCGATCACTATCGCCATTGGTGTCACTGGTGTGCCTTCCACATTGCTGGATGGAACATTTGACGATGTGCTATTAGCATTCCAGTTGATTGAGAACTTCCAGCGGCGTGTGAAGTTGGGTCCGTATGGCTGGCCGGAAATGTTTGTTCAGACCGGCGCGTCTGCGTACACATTGGATGAGTGGTTCGCCCTCCAGGGCGCTATGTGGGATAGTCGCGGCTATCACTGCATTAAGTTGTCTTTCGACAACGGGTTCCCTTACACGCTTGGGAAAGACCTGTTCGTTGGGGGGTTGGCGTCTTTCGCTTTGGATGGCGTCTTGTACACCGATTATCTTGATCGGGTTCTCTTTAAGGACGACCGGAAGACGCGGTCTCAGATTGAATGCACTATCGGTGATGGTAAGCGTGCGATGAATCCGATTACGAAGACCTTGAATAGGTTGACGAAGCTGCAAGAGGCTGTGCAGATCATCACGATGAGTTCTAACTAACGCTGCGCGGTGCCCAGTTCGCTGGGCACTGCGCGCGTTCCTCAAACAATTGAATAGGGGAATTTCTGTGGCAAACGGAATCACCTGGACCGGCGAGGTTCTTTTCACTGATAGCAGTGATGTTGGTACTACGGGTGTCGCGACTTTGACGTTGACGCCTTCGGTGGGTGTGTCGAATCTTCCGGCTCTGGTGGCCGGTAATCCTGGCCCTCCTCCGACGCTGCGTAACGTGACGGTGAATCAGGTGTCGTATGGCACGACGCCGCCGGCTAGTACGTGGACGTTGGTGACTGCGGGTAGTGCGGGTGTGGCGTCGGTCTATGACTTGACCCTGTATGTCAACTCGGGGCAGGCGGGCACGTCGGGCACGTTCACGATTGCGGGGGCGACTGACTTCTCGGGCACTCCGACGAATGCTTACACGCTGGTCTACAACAGCAGCACGAGCAAGTGGGCTGTGTCGGCGCAGATGGTGGGCAACTTGTTTGTGCCGTCTTCGTACACGTCGGCTTCGACTAGCGGCACGAACAGCCAGTCCACTTTGGCTTCGTTGACTGTGCCGTCTCAGCCGTTCGACTGGTATCCGGTTGTTCACGGCCAGGCGGTGGCGACGGGCACGGTGAACACGCATGTCGATTTGGTGTGCCGGATCAATAACTCCACGACAGGCAACCAGGTCGGTTACGGGCGCGGCGTGACTGGGGCTACCCCGCCGCCAACCACGTTGATCCCGGCGTTCGGCTCGGCCCTGTCTGGCGGTTATGGGCTGGTGTCTGCGGGTAGTGCCGCGACGGTCTATTTCATCGCGACACAAACGGCGACCACTTCCGATGCGTGGGCAGTCTCTAACAGCACTTGCGCTTTCACGGTTCAGGTCCAACCGACTCTGACTTAGTAGAGGGATTTTAATGAGCTACCCGATCACCCCCAATCCGGCCATCCACAATGCGCCCACGCAGGCGATCAATGCTCCTTCGCCGTTGTCGGCGGGGTTGATTGAGGCGTGGGCGAAGCAGCTTTTCGAGGCTGTTGCCGGCGCGATTGTGAACGCTTTGACGGGCGGCTTGATCCCGGCGAGTGACGTGATCGGCGCTACTGACGCCTTCTTGAATCTGTTCAACTTCGGCAATCTGATTTCCACGATCCAAACTGATGCGACTAATGCGATCAACTGGCTTGAGTCGCTGATCTCCAGTGTCGGCGGCACTGTGATCGGCGACCTTGAGGCGTTCATCAACGGCTTGACCAGTGGTGCCGATTTCCAGGGTCTTATCGATGCTATCGCTAACGCGATGGGCCACAGTGGCACGGGGCATACCGCATCTAATATCCTCACTTATCTGGAGAATATTCCCCAGGCTGTGGTGTCGGGTCTTGCGTCTGATCTCTCGACTATCAGCGGCGACATCAATGGCGTGGTGGATAATATCGTTCACGCTCTAGGTGGTCCTTCTACCGGCAACGCGGTCTCCGACATCATCACTTATCTGGAGAACATTCCGCAGTCTGTGGTGACCGGGCTTGCGTCGGCCCTCTCGGCGAAGGCGCTCGCGTCGGACCTCCAGGGCGTCATCGACAACATTGCGAACGCGATGGGTCACTCTGGAACGGGTCACACCGTTGCCAACATCCTCACTTATCTTGGAGCAATCCCCCAGTCGGTGATCACGAACCTGGCGAGTGATCTGTCGGCGAAGGCTCTGGCGTCGGACCTTCAGGGGGTTATCGACAACATTGCGAACGCTTTGGGTCACTCTGGCACGGGCCATACTGTCGCTAACATCCTCACTTACCTAGGGTCCATTCCGGCGTCTGTGATTAATGGTGTCCTGAATGCGTTGAACATCCCCAATATCACCAAGGCTATGTCTACGGACCTGGCGAACCTTTTCGGGATTTCCACCTCCGCTATTTCGTCTGGCCCGAACGTGGTGCCCGATCCCGGCTTTGAGAACGCCACCTTCTACCTGGGCGGCACTGGCGGCGGCACCTGGAGTCGCTCTACAACTGTTGCCCATACCGGAACGTACTCACTGAAGTGCGTCAGCACTAATGCGTATGGCTACCAGTTCCTTGGTGGCAGTGACACGGCCTATCTGACGGTGAAGTGTGTTCCTGGCGACGTTTACTACTTTGAATGCTATGTGTACGGTGGCGCGGCTAACGTCGGAACCACCGGCACTATCGCTCTGAATGTTCAAACGTATAATTCCACTGGGGGATATGTCGGCAACATAACCACGGGGGCGACGGCAACCGCCAGCACATCTTTCAATGGTGCGTGGACGAAGCTGTCGGGCTATTACACTATCCCTTCGGGTGTCTATTCGTTCGCCCCGTTCGCCTTTGTTAACTCCGTCAACGCTGGCGATATTTATTACTTCGATGATGTGGTAGTTAAGGAGTACACCCAGACCCAGAACGTGCTCGACGCTTTGTGGAACGGGTTCGTGGGAGATGTCGCCGGGGTTGGCAAGACTCTGTCTAATGTGTGGGATGCGCTGAAGAGCTTCTTCTCGCAGGCGGTGATCAATCTGATTCCGCATGCGCGTATCCCGGTGGTGTCGGCTTCGCATGTCACTAACGTGAACCCGAATCTTTTGACAAGTGGTTCGTTCGATAACGCTCAGACGATGCCGACTACCGGCCAGTGGTCATGGGATAACACTCAGGATCACACCGGTAACTCGGGCGGCTCGGCGAAGTGTGTTGCTAACGGCACTAATATCACGCTGAATAGCAATGCGGTTCCGGTCGTGCAGGGGGACCAGCTTAGTGCGGGTTGCTGGTTGATGTGGTCTGGTGTGGCCGCGACGGGCACGGCGTTCACTCTGAATCTGCTCACTTATCTGGGTAGCACTAATGTTGCGACGATCCCTTTGCAGTCGCTGCTGAATCCTGCCGCAAGTAATGGTTGGGCGTCGGGTGGGGGGACATATTCCGTTCCTGCCGGCGTGGATACCGTCTATCTTCAGGTGCAGGTCACGTCAACTGTTACCGCCGGTTCGATCTGGTGGGACGACTTGTCTCTCACTAAGACCGGGCCGATTTCCGGTGGCCTGGTTTCGGGCCTGACCGGTATCGGCACGACTATCGTCAATGATTTGCAGGGCACGCTTGATGCAATTGGTCAGGCGATCTTCGGTGGCTCCGGTTCACATACCCCGGCGACTATCGGTGCCGGTGTTGCTAATTTCCCGGCAGAGAACATTGTTATTCTGCCTAACCCGTCTTCTTCGGGTGTCGCGTTTGATGCGGCTGGGTCTGGCTGGACACCCAACATTACTGCGTCAACTTCACCCGTGGTTGTTTCGGGGACGCACACCTGTGCTGGCAACTTTGCCATCGTCTGTCTCACGGTTGTCACGTCAAGCTCGGGCAGCGCGTTCCCGGTCACGGTCACCTATGGTGGCGTCACTATGTCGAATATCGGCTCCACTATCGCCTCATCGTGGAGTTCCCCGGCGTCGATGACCACCTCGTTTATGTTCGGCCTGTTCAACCCGCCTACAACCACGAATGCGTCGGTTGTTGTAACCGTCACCCCGCCTTCGGGCGGGTCGGTGTATTCGGTGATCCCGTATTCGCTGTCTTATTCCGGTGTCACTGCTCTCGGGAGCGTCACGAAGGCTAATGGGACTAGTACTAGCCCGTCTATGACGGCGGCGTCTCTTTCCACGAGCAACAAGTTCGTGCAGATGAACTACATGCAGAAGATCAGCACGGGCGGTACTGAAACCCTGAGTTCGTACAGTCAGACCAACCGTTACAATCCAGGCAATATCGCCAGTTCTACTGGCCCTCTTGCCGTGGTGTATGGCGATGCGACATCGGCGGCTTCGGTGACGTTCTCCGCGACCGCCAGCTACACCGCCGGTAATGCGTTTTGGCGGGGCATGGCCGTGGAGTTGGAGTCGAATGTAGGTTTCCTGGGTTCTGGCTTCAGGGCTTATTACAACAGTTCTAGCAGTGTTTCGTTTTCCTCCGCGACGAGCGGTGCGGTGGCCCATTCCGGCGTCTTCACTTCCGGCTACACCGGGAACACTAGCGACTACACCTACAACACTTCCACCTATGCGCTGACTGTCAGTCAGGCTGGTTGGTACATCGTTAAGGTGTGCTATTACCTTCCGCATAGCGGCGGCTCTGCGTTCACGTTCGGGCCGATGCTGTATCAGAACGGGTACGTGGTTCAGTGGGGTAGCACTATTGTGTATCCCGCTTATGGCGGTACTGACCTGCGGGCAACGGATACGTTCCTTGTCTACCTGAATGCGGGTGAAAACATTCAACCTGGATATATGGCCGATGCGGGCGTATCTGTCTCTGGCGATACATATGGAACCAGAACTTATTGGTCTGTGTGTTTGGCTAATAGGAGTTTGATTTAGGGGGATGCATGACGTGGAGTACCACACCCAGTAACCCGTCACCTCCTCTTCAGCAGCGAGCTTGGTATACGACCGTCCCGGCTGTTGTTGCCCCACGTCAGCAGCAGGGCTGGTGGTACATACCGAACCTGGGCATGGTTCTCACTGGGACTGGCAGTTTGTCGGCGGTGCTGGGTGTTTTGCAGGCGGCGAATCTGGCCGGCGCGGGCACCTTGGTGGTGCAGTTGAATCCGGTCCAACATCTGTCTGCGGTGTTGTCGGGTTCGGGTGCGTTTACGGCCACGGTGGCGGCGGTTTACACGGTCACACTGAGTGGCAGTGGGACGTTGTCGGCTGTGCTTAATCCTAGTTATGCGGCTGCGTTGTCTGGTGCGGGTACGTTGTCGGCTTCTGTGAAGACGGCGTTGGCGGCAGCCCTGGCCGGCTCGGGCACTTTGTCGGCAGCCCATGCGGCGTCGGTGAAGGCGGTGTTGTCCGGTTCGGGAACCTTGTCGGCGGGGTTGGGTTATGCACCCGCCCTGGCTGGTAGCGGAACGCTGTCGGCGGGATACGCGACTAGTTTGTCCGCTGCGCTGTCGGGTGTCGGGGTGTTGTCGGCTACCGTCGTGCCTCAGTTCGCGTTGTCGGCTGGACTGTCGGGCAGCGGTGCGCTCACGGTGGTGGTCAACCCGACATTCAACTTGGCCGCAACCATGTCGGGGAGTGGGTCGCTAACCGCTACGCACGGTGCCGCAGGGTCTGCGAGTTGGAGTGGTTCTGGAACCATATCTGCTACATGTGCATTCCCGACTACGGGCGCGGCCCTTAGCACGTTTGGTAGTCCCGGCTCTTACACCTACACGATCCCGTGGTGGTGTAACAAAATTGACGTGATCCTGTTGGGTAGCGGCCAGGGCGGTCGCGGTTCTAACGGAATCAATACTGGCAGGGGCGGTGCTGGCGGTAGCTATGTAGCGGTGACGATGGTGAGAGGAACCGGCATTCCTTGGTCTACTGCCACTATCACCGGCACGATTGGCGCTCAAGGTTCTGGTGGTGGCGGCGGTGGCGGCTCTGCGGGTTCCAGTAACCCCACTACTGCCACGGCCACCGGAATGACGAGCCAGTCTGCCGCTGGCGGCACGGGTGAGAGTAACCACAGCCCGAATACCTACGGCGACACCCCCGGCAACAAGGTTTTCAACGGCCAGACATATACGGGCGGCACTTTCGCCAATAACACCTTCGGTTATTCACCGGGCGGTGGTGGCGCGGGTGGCACGTTCGGCGGTGCCGGGTTTGTCAGCGGGTACGGCTGCGCCTGGTTCTACGCCTACCAATAATAAACGACTAGAAGGACAACTCAATATGGCAATTGCTGTCTCAAGTACAAAGACAAGCTTGGCCGCTTCTTACGCGGCACTGGGAGTGTATATCGGCCTCGCCACCGGCGCTCCCGGCTCTACTTCCACCCCTTCCAGTGAGGTGTCGGGCGGTTCGCCCTCCTACGCCCGGGTCGCGACGACGTGGTCGGCTGGTACGGCGGGTGTGCAGAACGGTACGGCGGTGACGATCAACGTCCCGACGACCACCACGGTCACCTATGCGCTAACGGCGTCAGCGGCGACGGGCAACGTCATGCTGGACAACTGTGCGGTCACTTCGACCACCTATAACGCGCAGGGTACTGCTGTTGTGACGCCGACCTATACGCAGTCGTGAGCAATGCGGGGGAAGGCGTTCTCAGTCTGGTCATTTGGCCGGCCTATGTCGGGGCTTGCACTGAGAACCCGGCGGCGATAGGTGGCCTCGTCGCCTATGGGGAACCGGAAACGTCCGACTATCAGCGCGGCATGATCCAGTGGGCGCAAGAGGGTGACGACATTGTGGGGCGGGCGTTCATTCGCCTCACTAAGGGGGAGTTCACGCACCTGGCGTATTTCCACGGGCCGGAAGGGCCGGCGATGGGCGGGGCAATGAAGCTGCCGCATCCCATTGTCTTTGACGGCCCTGGCGTGCTTGAGGTGTATCCGATAACGAATCCCGATCTGCGACTCAACCAGATGCAGGGCAAAGACTACTGAAGGGCTGTTGTTATGAAGCTGGGGAAGAAACCTGCACGGCCAGGGGCTGTGAAGCTGCAACTATCCGACTACTTGGATACTTCTGCGCTACCGACGTTGCCAGATAAGTTTGGGCGGGAGAATCTCGTCCCGCATTGGGGGATGCTGGGCAACGATACGGTGGGGGATTGCGCTATCGCCGGCCCGTACCACGAGACGATGCTGTGGAACGCCGAGGCTAACCGCCGGATCGATGTCAGTGACGCCGTGGTGCTGCAAACCTACTCGGATGTCACCGGTTACAACCCGGCTGACCCGTCTACCGATCAGGGAACCGATGTGTCGGTGATGGCGGCGTACCGCCGCAACCACGGCATCGTGGACGCTAACGGCAAGGTTCACAAGATCGGCGCTTATGTGTCGCTGACACCTGGCGACCTGACTGAACTGTGGTATGCGCTGTACCTGTTCGACGGCATCGGCATTGGTGTCAAGTTCCCGCAGGAGTGGATGGCTGCTTTCCGTTACGGCTCGCCGTGGGGTGCGGTCCAGAATCCGACCATTGAGGGCGGCCATTACGTTTCGGGTGTCGGCAAGCACAACGGCGGCATGCTCGGCGTGGTCACCTGGGGGAAAGTCCAGTGGATGACTCCCGGCGGCTATCAGCAGTTCAACGATGAGACCTACGCCTACCTGACCGAAGAGAAGCTGATCAACGGCAAGGACGATCATGGTCTGAATCTGTCGAAGTTGCGGGATGATCTCGTGGCGGTGACTCAGGCGTGATCACCCAGGCCAACGTCCAGTACATGTGGACACAGGTCATCAATCCACGGGTGGGTGACCCGTATGTGTGGGGCGGGGTGCTAGACCCGTCAGACCCTACTAAGGGCACAGATTGTTCGGGTGCTGTCGGCTATGCCGTGCTGGCGCTGCTGTACGGCCCGCAGATGCAGTGGGCTAACCGCCCGTTCTGGACGGGGAGCTTCGCCGGGTTGACGCCCGGTCAGACTGGTCCGCTCGGGCTGGTGTGTATCGCTTCTCCGCAGGATGCGCCGGCTGATGCGGCGATGGTGGTCGCTATCGACCAGGGGCCGACTGCCGACTCGTCGCACATGGTGTGCAACGTGATGGGGACGGGGATTGAGTCGAACGGTAATCGTGGCTTGGTGACTGGCGGGAACGCCACTCCGGTCACGTCGCCGATGTTCAATCAGTGGTTCTATCTTCCTGGCCCGGTCTCGGCTTCGGGTGGGGACACGTTGTTCGCTGATGTGTCGGAGTTCCAGATGTCGGTGGATGACAGCTACCCGTATGAGGTGTTGTCGATCAGGGTGTGTGACGGCACCTATCAGGATCACCACTTCGCGCAGAACTATGCCTGGATGCGGAAGGCTTTGGATGATGGCCGGCTGACGATGGGCATCGTCTACTCCTATGTGCGGACTAACGCCGATCAGACCGCCGCCACTGTCAAGTCGATGATCGACGCGAATGGCGGTTTGCATCCCAAGGTGGTGTTGATGCTCGACGTGGAGTCGGGCGGCAATCCTGCCGGGGACGGCTCTTCGTGGGTTGATGCTTTGTACACCGATCTGGTGGCTTATGCGGGTGACCCTCGACGGGTGATCGGCTACGGCAACAAGGGTGACCTCAATTCGATCTGGTTGACGAAGCCGAGTGGTATCCGGCTGATCGTGGCTGGGTACGGTTCGGACCCTCATTATCCCGGCGAGATCGCCCACCAGTACACCGATGGCGGTGGTTATGGTGGCGGGCTGCCCGAGGGGTGTAGTCCGTTTGGTAATTGCGACATGAATAGCGCGGACGGTTTGTCCCCGCAAGATTTCGCCGCTGCGTGCGGCATCACTACAGGCACTGGAGGTTTCCTGGTGGCGCTTACAGACGCCCAGCAGCAGGAGTTGTACGACAAGGTCACCGGTATGTGGGCATCGCGTTCAGCTTTCCGGCATGTCGGCGAGGGGGTTATCGATGACACGGTCGGTATCGAACTGAATGAGGACGGCAACGTCCATGTCATTGAGACGATTGTGTTGGCGTGGGTCGGCTGGCCTGGCTCCCTGGCTCTACTGAGCGAGGTCGCTAACGCTGATCTAGTGAAGTTCCCTGAGCGGAAGAATGACGCCGCTTTGGCGAAGCTGGTTTTGAAGAAGTTGGGCGATCCGGTTGCCGCCCCGGTCGCTGCTCCGGTAGTCGCTGCTCCGGTTGTTGATCCCGCCCCGGCTGCGCCGGCTGCGTCGATCAATTGGTTCAACGTCATCGCGGACGTTGTGAAGTTTCTATCCCAGAAGGGGAAGTAAATGACTGCACCGACACCCGATGTGGATGTGGACAACGCGCTCAACGGCGTCCAGGTTGATGGTTCTTTTCGACCGTGGGCGTGGGTGCATGTTCGCGCCCGTACCGTGTTCGGCAGCTTGTCGAAGCAGATTCCGTTCTGGCGGGAAATTAACGGCCAGAAGGTTGCTTCGACGCCGTCCACGTTGGATCAGATCATTGGCACGGCTGAGCAGACCGCTTGGCGTTATGTCGCCAGCGACGGCAACGTGTATGACCTGAAGGACACCGTGCTGCTGCTGCTGGAGTCCCTCTTGGAGACTGCGGGGCCGGTGAAGGTTGCGGAGCTTCAGGCGAAGGCATCTACTCTGCGGGCGTGGCCGGCGAGCTATCCTGGCGCAGCGCCGTTTGAGCGATGATCAGCCGCTGGCGTGAGATTCGGGCGGCGCTCAACGGTGAGGTGTACGTCCCGCCATCCACAGTGTTGTACACCGTGTGTGGCACGGGTGTGCCGTGGAATGTCGGCTACCCGTTCGACTTGGGCGACCAGCTAGAGACTGAGGGGATCGTTCAGCACCAGCCTATCGGTTATCGGGCGACGGCGTTCCCGATGCAGCCGTCCATCAATGAGGGTGAGGCTGAGCTTGCCCGCCAGATACTGCTGCGCGACCCGGTTACACCGTGGATGATGGCGGGCTATTCGCAGGGTGCCATCATCACGTCGAACATCTATGACCGGGTGCGTAACGGCGATCTGCAAGCCTATCGGGCTTCGTTCCTGGCCGGTGTGACGTTCGGCAATCCCCGCAGGGAGCAGGGGCACACCCTACCCGGCGGCACCGATCCTGGCGGTCATGGGATTGTCACACCCAATCTTGTCGGCAGCGAATTGTTTTGGCTTGACTTCGCCGCCGGAAAGCATATGCCGGGTTCGCCCGGTAACGATCTGTACACAACGTGTGGGGCCGGTGAATCCGCTGATGCGGTGGCCGACCAGGAAGCGATCTGGAAGATTGTCGATAAGGGCACCATCTCCAGCACCTTCGACCTTGTCAAAAGGGTCGTGGAAATCCTTCCCAGCCCGCTGAAGGGCGGCATCGCTGCCGCCGAGGCGGCGCTGGGTGCGCTCGGGTTCTTCGTCGCCGAGGGAATCAGACCGCACACCAGCTACCAGTTCATCCAGCCGATCCCCAACGATCCTCGCGATTGTTGGCGGCTGGCGCTCGACTATCTCCGCGCTATCGCGCTCAACCAAAGGAACAACACTGTGACTACTCCCGAACCCGCTCCCGCCGCTCTCGCCCTTGACCTTGGGTCGCTGAAGGGTGAACTGAAGACTGCGGTGAGCGGCCTTCTTGATGGCCTGAAGTTTGTGCAGAAGTTTTCGCACCTGATCCCCAATCCTTACGCCGGCCAGATTGACAGCGCCGTGAAGGTTCTCACGTTCATCGACGGCCTGCTCTAGGGGTTTCGACCTGGAAAGGGTTCACCATGAAGTACGCCAAGAAGCTACTTGATTTGTTCGGCTTCAAGACTTGGGGTGACTGGAGGGCACTGATTCATGGTGCCACCCCGGCCATTCTGGGTCTTCTGGTGGACGCGCATATTGTGACTGGCTCTAAGGGCGCATTGCTGGCGGCTCTGCTGGTCGCTGTGACATCGCCGGCACTGGCTGCGGTAAACAGTACCAGCGGCTTCAGAACGTGGTTCTACGGACTGCTGGTGCCGCTGCAAATGTGTCTCGTCGGTTGGGGCATTGTCAGTGGCACTATCGCCGGCCCGATTTTCGCTCTCGTGGCTGCGTTCGTCGGTTCGGGCGTGGCGGTCGCTAACACGCCCACGTCGCAATGACGTTCCCGAACGGTGCCTGGGATCACCTACCTGGCTGGCTGTCTGCGGCCATCCTGCTCACCGCAATGGGTCTCTACATCCTCTCCAAGCTGTCGAAAGCCCACGAGGGTGTGGCGAAGCTGATCCCGGTACTGGGGAAGTACTGGCGTCAGAAGGGGAGCGATCACGACAGGGTCGATGCGGAACTGGCTGATCTGCGTCGGCAAGTGCAGTTCCTCACTCTGCAACTGGGCGAGTTGCGGGTGCGGGACGAAATGTATTGGGCGTGGATTCTGTCCGATCAGGAGTGGCACAGGAATCACGAGTTTGAGGCGGCGAAGCTGGGATACCAGACGATCCCACACACGCCGTTCATGCAGTTCCGAGAGCGTTGGCTTGACGCCAACAGTAAAAAAGGGGAAGACCCATTTTGAAAAACGTCACTGTCTACTCTCAGCCGGCATGTCAGCCGTGCAAGTTCACCAAGATGAAGCTTGCCCAGTTGGGTGTCGAGTACGAGACCGTGCAGTTGGATGAAGACCCGACAGCATTGGAGAAGATTAAGGCGATGGGTTACTCGGCAGCCCCGGTGGTTGTCGTGGACCTGGGTGATGGTGCCACATGGACGTGGGCCGGGTATCGCCCGTCTGAGATTGAGCGGCTGGTATCACTGGCCGCCGCATAGTTCACCGAATACCTGTGCCTCACTGTTGTAGTGAGGTACGCAAGGCTGAG